AAAGAGCTCGGCAGGCGGGTGAACCAGCAGCAGCAGGGGCTGTCCGAGCAGCGGTTCCTCGAGGCGATGCGGAAGGGGATCGAGAATGGCGGCTGAAGCCGGCATCATTTCCCACGTAATGGCTGACTCCGGCGTAGTTGCCGCCGTTGGGTCGCGCGTCAGCCCGCAGCTGCGCCGCCAGGGCGATGCCACGCCGGCCATCGTGTATGAGGTTGTCGACGTCACGACCTACGACACACTCGCCGCCAAGGGAACGCTCGCAAGGATGACGATCCGGTTCGACTGCGTCGCAGACGGATACGGAACGTCGCGCAGCGTTGCGGACACCCTCCGGACGTGCCTCGATGGCGCGTCGTTCGACAACGTGCAGCGGATTTTCGTCCAGCAGGAAACCAGCTCGGCAGCCATTCCCGACGATGGGCAAGGCGACGCCGAGCGCATTACCACGCTGACGGCTGTCGCGTGGATCCAGGAGTAAGACATGGCACAGGCAGGCTACGGTGGTTCGATGAAGATTTCAGGAGCAGCTGTGGACGTTGAAGAATGGACGCTGGCTGGCGAGCGGTCGATCATCGACGCGACGCCGCTGACCAGCACGTACAAGGCCGTGGTGAGCGGTCGCATCGCCCACACCGGTACGGCCGTCCTGCAGTGGGCCAGCGCGACCAAGACCGCGCTCTCCACGTACTTCGGTGGTGCAACTCCGACGCAGTCGACGGTCGCGTTCGAGCTGATCGTCAACGCGACGGAAAAGTTCACATTCAACGCGCTGATCTCCGGTTACGACCACGCGCAGGCAAAGGATGACCAGGTGCGCGTGACGGTGCGGTTCGTTGTCTCCGGACAGATGACGGTGACCTGATGCCTATCAGCCATGACATCGTCGCGAGGATCCGCCCGTCGTGGCGCACCGTCACCATTGAAGGCGTCGGAGAGCTGCAGGTCAGGACCCCGACCGTGGCGGCTGCAGCACGCATCCCGGCCGTCGACTGGTGGCTTCCGTGCGTTCGGTGCGTCGACGGTTCGGCCTTCCTGCCGGATGGAGTCGACGTGCGCGAACTGGACGCCAAGATCGTCGACCGCATCGCGGTGGAGGTCATGCGGGAGGCCGAACGCCCTACGCAGCCGGCGAGCGCAGACTCGCCCGTCTGATCGCAGAGAACCCGGAGATCGCAGAGATGGATGCCAGACTCCTAGACGCGAGCCCGATGGAACGGGTCGAGCACCTGCTGACGGTGATCGCCTGTGCACTCACGCGCCAGCCGCGTGAGTCGGTCGCCTGGTGGACCAGCCAGTCCTGGAGGATGCACTAATGGGCATTCGCAGCCTCGAGTCCGTCCTGAAGCTGACGTCGGATACGTCAGACTTTGAAGCCGGCATGAAGCGCGCCGGCGACGCCACCAGGCTGCTCGAGAAGAACATCCGGAATGCATTCAACGACCCTTTGCTGCAAGCAGGCATGAAGGTGGCCGGCTATGCCATCGAGCAGATGGCCGCGAACAGCGAACGGATGCGCCGGAATGCCGCTGAATGGTCGCCGATGGCAATCCGCGAACAGGCGCTCGCCGACGTTGCAGGCATGCGTGCGGACATCACCGAGGGCAGGGCAGCTGGACCAATGGCGGCACAAGCTGCGCGCATCGAGCGGATGCGAGCAGAGCAGCGGATGTCGAACGCCGAGAATCCGTCATGGGCATCGCGTCCCGGATCGTTCTGGAATGATCCGTTCGGATACATCGGTCGGAAGTGGGATACGTTCAATGCGGCGACGGACATCACCGCGCAGCGATTCGAGCAGCAGACCGGAATGCCTGGTTTCCTGTCGGCGTTCACAGGATCTGGATGGAGTTCAATCTCGGAGCTCAATGCCGCTATGGAACGTGGCGGCGCAACGCCGAAGCCAGTCGCGTTCGACGTTCCAGGATCGATGACCGGATGGTCGAGTGTGGGGATTTCCCTCGGATCCCTGCTTCATAAGTGGATCTCCGGAGGAGGCGGCTAATGGCTGGAACATTCACCGTTGTTGAGCTACCGACCAGCGGCTCCATCACCAAGATGAAGCCAGGGGAAGTCTCTTCGTTGTCGCTTGTCAGTTTAGTCCAAGGATCCACAGGAACGACGTCAGCAGACCTCTATAACTACTGGACACAGGTTCTGTTTCGATGTCCAAAGACATTTAGATGGACGGCAGACACTCAACTCTATTCGTATGTGCTAGCTGCTGTAGAGATCACCCCGGTACCAGATGCGGCCTACAAGTGGATCGTCCGTGAAACCTTCACGACTCGCGATGGCTGCACCTGCCTTGCCAAGGTCACGCGGTCAGCTGGCGCGCGCATCGTCGACCGTTTCCGCGTGGTGACGGTTCCGACATCGACGACAATCGGCGCTTTCCCTCCCACGTCTTCCGAGATGATCGCGGGGACGCCGATCGACATGCGCGGAACGCCGCAGAAGTATCCCGTCGTGACGCAGAACATCGTCGTCGAGACCATGTACGAGGCCGCATACGTGAAGTCCAACACGTCGCTCGCGTGGCCGGATTACCAGAGCATCGCCACAAGCGCCCAATTCAAGCGAAACAGCGCCAGCTTTTTGGGCTGGAACGCTGGGCAGGTGGTGTTCATGGGCATGGATGAAAGCCCGGTCGATGATCTCTGGCGTATGTGCACGTGGCGCTTTGTAGCCGACAACTGGTACCACCTCGAGCAGCGCGCCGCGCCTGAGGCAAATGGCAAGGTCCTCGTCGCAGATACGTCGACTTGGGCCGACGGGACGGTGATGATGCACGCCTCGAAGGTGCTCTGGTACCAGCCGTATCCGTCGACGTTCGACTTTATGACGCTGTTCGATACTTGCGTCCAGAACGAGCTTTCCAATCCAAAGCCAGCCTGGCCTGTCCAATGACGTACCGCAGCCCGAAACCAGCCAGCACCGTCACAAACATCGCCGGCACCGCGATGCGGTCGATGACATCGTCGACGGACTGGGTGGAGCAGAACCGCGACGCCGTCGACGAGCTGCTGGCAGGAGACTCGTCCAGGCTCACCGAGCGATGGATCGGTCTCATCGGTCAGACAAGCAAGGCGAGCGACAAACCAATCTGGACATACTGGGTAACACCAGTGGATCTAACGATCCCGCGCAGCTCCACGGGTGTCGTGAATGGAACGGCCACGGGCACGGACACCACAGACCTGACGATGGCCGGCAAGGGCTACAACCTTCGCGAGCTGCTCAACACGTCGACAACCGCAGACGGCTACGACATCAGCGCGCTTCCCGGAACGTTCGCCGTGAAGCCGATTTCCGGATTCGTCGAATGCTGGCACCAGCGCCTGAAGAATGGCGACGTGGTGATCATGTTCGACGTTCGCAACCCGATCGACGGCACCTGCTGAAAGGACTGACATGCTTGGATCCATGATGAGACGATCGACCATCGCAGGCACCGAATATCTGATCGTCGCCGGCGGCGGTGGCGGTGGAGTCGGATCCGGAAACGGCGGCGGCGGCGGTGGTGGTGGAGGCGGCGTCCTGTACGGCGGCGCAGCACTGGACTCGAGCGTGACCTACACCGTGACCGTGGGCGGTGGAGGCCTCACCCAGGCGAACGGGTCGAACAGCGCGATCTCCGGCGGCGGAATCACCCTCACCGCCATCGGCGGCGGTCGCGGCGCCGATTACAACTACGCTGGCGGCACGACTGGCGGCACGGGTGGGTCGGGCGGCGGCGGTGGCGCGAACTATGCGGCAGCTGCCACCAGCACCGGAGGATCCGGTACGAGCGGCCAGGGGTACGCAGGCGCGGCCGGCGCGGTCGGTACCGGGGCAGGCGCAACGCTTCGCGCCGGCGGCGGCGGCGGCGCTGGACAGCCAGCTGTGGCCGCGAAGGGTGGCGACGGGCTGGCGTTCGCAATCACCGGAACGTCCACGTACTACGGCGGCGGCGGCGGCGGCGGCAACTGGGACGGCTCGACCTCCTCGGGCGGCCTCGGCGGCGGCGGCCGCGGCGACACGAACGGCGGCGCAGCTGCGCAGGCTGGCACGGCCAACACGGGCGGCGGTGGCGGCGGATACACCAGCGGCACCATCACGCTAGTGCCAGGCGGCTCTGGCATCGTCGTGGTCGCATATCCGGGAAGCACCTCCCGATGGACGGGCGGAACCGTCTCGACGGTCGCCCGTCCCGGATTCGTCGTGCATACGTTCACCTCTAGCGGCAGCCTGGTGCCGACCGGCGGCGCATGAAGCTGGTCGTCCTGGTACCCGTCCTGTTTGCCGGCTGCGTCTCGCATACGGCCCAGATCGCGGCGTCGGCCAACGACGCGCGCGCGGCGGTCGGCGCTGCGCGTGGGCACCTCGACGCTGCCATGGGCAACCTCGACACCATCGAACGGGCCGCCGCCGACGTTCACCAACAGATCGGATTCGTATCCGATGACATCAACCCGCTTTGGTCCACCATCCAGTGGGGTTCTGTCGCGGTCAGCTTGGTCGCCATCTGGGCCATTGTGTCCCTCTGGAAAAAGAAGCCATGAACACGACCATCTTCGCGGCCTGGTTCGCCGGGCTACTCGTCATCACGTTCGCAGCCGGCTGCACGCTCGGCGTCACGCACACCCGTTCGAAAGGAAAGCACCATGCCCATGCTCGCAAGCGCTGAAAGCCTCCTCGGGAGCCTCTGGTTCGGACTCATGCTGGCGCTGGGGGGAGCGATCGCCGGCTATTTGTGGTGCAGGAAGCAAAAGTGAGCCTGACGCGCTCATGTTGTTGCGGCGGTTCGATCCCTCCAGGCAGCGAGAGCTGCGGGACCGTGACTGCACAGACCGGTTTGACGTTTAGCGTCACGGCAACGCAGGCCGGATTCGTGCGTGGAAAACCAACTGGAATCTATGTCGGATCGGGGTGCGGTACGTGTGCAAGTACACCACTCAAAGGCATCGGGTGGACAGGCTGGGATGACTCAATCGGTCCACACCAGGGTCTCGCCTGGCTCACTGGAGGATCCCAGCCTGGAGGAGATCCAGATTGTGCCTGTGATCCAATCGCATACACGTATACGTGGCCTTCCGGAAGCTGGAACGCATCATTTTCACTGTCTGGTTTTGCGGTCACACAGACATCGCTGTCGCACACGTACACCAGCGGCGATGTTTACGCGTCGCTTCGACCGTGCACCAGGCTCGACAATCCGCCGCTACTTGTGTGCAGCTGTCTCGGAACGACATCCGGCTATTACGACGTGCTGTCGATCTATGTGATCGGTCAGCTTTACCCACCTCCGTGGGCTGCAACACGTTGGAAACAGGTCTCCGCAAGCATCACGACTTGCGAAGCTGATCCAGATTCGTTTGGAGCAGATCCAAAGACGTGGGCCGTGACGGCGCAATATTGCAAGCCTGCGTCAGCTTCGGCTCGGACAATATCTGGAACGTACACCAGATATCTATCGAAGTTCCATGTCCCAAACAACGCCGCGACACGATCAAGTCCCGCGTACTACGCTGGAGCCGTATGTCCACCATGCGCACCTTGCAGTGGAACCACAGGCGGAGTCGATCCATGCTTGTGCGGATCGCCGAACACCGCCGGATTTGTCCTACCGAACACGATCACGATCGCATGAGCATCCCCGAATGGATCCCAGAGTCAGAACGCGCCCGATGGACCGGTCTCGGCGACGTCGTCGCCGCTGGCACGAAGGCCGTCGGCATCCCGCCGTGCGCGCCGTGCAAGCGGCGCCAGGCGGCGCTCAACGCGGCGACGCCTGGGTGGGTGGCTGCTGCACTGGGGGCTGCGCGATCGGTGGCGAAGCGGCTGGCGGCTTGGCTTCGGTCAGGAGCTTGACGGTTCGGACCAGGTAGTAGATCCCGATCGGAAGCACGCCAAACGCGACGAACCCGCAACAGGCCCAATCGCCCATGGGAGTGCTGAACAGAGCTAGACCCGGCATAGCCAGATGCTACAACATGCCAAGGTCCGCTCAAGCACATTTCCCTACGTGCTCCTACTAGGTCTTTGCTGATCCACGACTTACGACTGCCCGCTCGAGGGGCAGAACGTTATTGTCGAATCATGGCAAAAACCCGTAGCGTCCGGGCGACGGTGGCCGCCCACAAGGCCATGCAAGCTGCACTCACCGATTGGTGGATGTGCCGGCGGGACACCGACCCAGAGGGCGTGTGGTTCTTCCGGCTGGACCCGTATGCTGATGCCTGGGACTGGCGAATCCGCATCGGCCAAAACAAAAAACAGGCCGAGCGGCGCGTCAGGGCTGCTTTGGAAAAGGCGCATAGCATGGGCCTGATAGCCGGTATTTCTGAACACGATATCGGCAAATCTAGCCAAGGGAAAGTTTCTACTAGAACGGATAAAAACTTGGCCCATATACGCGAAATCGTCGATAGAGTGCGCGGCGACGGCCGGAAACCCTATTGAACAGAACACACAATATTCCCGGACGTTCCGGACAGTGTGGGCTGGTTTCCAAGCCGTTTCCGCGAGGAAACGACGGTGGACACGAGAGAACGAGCAGATCGGTACGGGGCGAGCGCGCGGGTTAGCCGCGAGCTCTTCGCACGAGTCGCGCAGCTGGCGCAGGACGAGCGGCGCACCTTGCGCGCGCAGCTCGACATCCTGGTCGAGGAAGCGCTCGAGGCGCGCGAGGCGCGCCGGCTTGAGACGAGGGGGGGTGCGGCGTGAGCGATCTCGCACTGTCCCCGCTGGCGCGCGTCCAGGCGAACGACCAGATCCTGAAGGCGATCGGACCCGTGGTCGACCGCCTGCACGTCGTGAACGTGCAGGGCCGCAAGTACCTGATGGTGAGCGGCGCGCAGGCGATCGCGACCTCGATGGGGTTCTCGACGGCCGTCGAGGCCGTGCGCCACGTCGCGCCCGCCGAGGGCATCGCCGGCTACTGGGAGGCGACCGTCACCGTCCTCAACGAGCGCGGCACCGTGGTCGGCCGTGGCGTCGGCAGCGTGTTTGACGATGAGCGCCCGTGGAACACCCGCCCGCAGTTCGCGCGCCAGATGATGGCGCAGACTCGCGCAACGGGTCGCGCCCTGAAGGGCGTCATGGGCTGGGCCAACGCGATGCTCGGCGCCGAGGGCAGCCTCGCCGAGGAGATGCCCGCAGACGGGCCGCAGATGCCCCAGGACGCGCCCGCCGCGCCGCGACGGCTCCCGGCACCCTCGAGCACCGAGCGCGCTCTGGGAGGCAAGGCGGCGCCCGCCAAGCCGAAGCAGACGATCGTCGCGATCGTGCAGCAGGTTGACGCAAAGACGAGTAAGGCGGGCAAGCAGTACTGGCGCCTCGCCGTCGAGGCCGGCGAGGGAACCGAATGGTTCACGAGCTTCAAGGCCGTCGACGAGGCCGTGATCGGCAAGCGGATGACGCTGGTGCTCGGCACGACCGCCAAGGGCGACCTCGTCATCGAGGACCTTTACGAGGCGCCTGGCGTCGAGGAGATCCCGTTCTAATGGCGCGGCTGCTTCCGTCTGACGTGTTCCGCCTCGGCGACGCTCTCGACCCGCTCGAGAAGCTGGTGACGCTGGCCCTGATCGACTACGGCCCGCGCGCGTTCCCGGCCCAGCAGACGCTGGCCGTGAAGTGCGGGTTGTCGCGTCGGTGCGTCCAAAACGTCCTCGAGCGCCTCCGGCAAAAGGGCGTGGTCACCACCAGCAGCACCGGCAAGGCCCTCACGTACGTCATCAACCTGGGACCCGAGGTGCGCACCACGTGCGCACCATGCTGCGCACCACGTGCGCAGGAGATGCGCACCACGTGCGCATCTGATGCGCACCACGTGCGCAGGGATCCTAAGGAGAGAAATGGAACTAGCCAAACTAACCAAGCGCCGGCACCGCCGGCAGCGGGGTGGGGCGGGGTTCCGGAGAGTCTCCAGGAGGCGATCCGCCGACGCGACCCCGGCGCGGACCTGGTCGCCAGCGCCCAGCGTGCCGTCGTGTCGCAGATCCTCGCATCGGTGGGCATCACCGCCGAGCGCGACCACGCTGACGCCTGGCGCCTGCTTTGCCAGGCGTGGGCCGCGACGGGCCACCGCCCGTACGACATCGCGCGGAAGAGCGCCGAGCGGCTCGACGGGGCGAAGGACGTGCGCGCCGTGGTCCTGCACCGGATCAGGGGGGCAGCGTGAGCCACAGCACCCGCGAAGCCCTCGAGATGGTCATGGTGTTCTTCCTGGGCGCCCTTGCCGGCCTGCTGGCCGTCCTGGCGTTCCTGCTCGGCCTGCTTGAGGCTTGGAAGGCCATGAAGGGGTCCCCATGAGGCGATGGTTGCTCGACAACCCGCCGAGCGTCGCCGCGGCGCTGCTGCGAGAGCGTGACCGCCAGACGGGCGACGTGTGGCAGCTGCTGGACGATGCAGCCAGCTTGCTTCGGCGGATCCACGAGGCGAGGGTCGCCGACGCGCAACGCGAGCACGAGCTCCGGGACCGGATCGCCATGCTGGGCGGCGGCCACGACCGCCGCGGGCTCGACGGCGACCCGCGGGAGCCTGCGCCCGTGCCGCAGGAGCTGCGGCAGGGCACGTTTGTAGACCAAGGGAGCCACGCTTGACCGACTCACGACGGAAGGGCAAGCTGGGCGAACTGGAGCTGGCCGCCGTCCTCACGGCGCTGACGGGCGAGCGCTGGCGGCGCACCCAGCAGCGTCGTGGGGACGCGGTCGGCGACGTCTGCGCGGACGGGTTCGCCGTCCACGTGGAGTGCAAGCGCTGGGCCTCGGGCCTTGCGCGCGTGTACGAGGCGCTCGAGGGGCGCGTCATGGTGCACGTCGAAGGCTGGGCCTGCACCAGGCTGGTCGACCTGCCACAGGCGGTCGATTGGGTGGTGCCGATTCCGGCCGTCGTCCAAGCGCCCGCACTGCTTGCGCTGGCCATGGCGCAGGCAGTGCGGGACGCACCGGACAACCAGGTGCCGATCGTGTGCGCCAGGACGAATCACGAGCAGTGGCTGGTGTTCTGGCGCGTGTCGCAGACGCCTGCCATGCGCTGGGCGTTTGGGGCGACCCTGTGAAGCGGTGGAGGGCCAAGGGTGTGCCGTTGCCTGCCATCCGCATGGCATCGGTGACCGGCAACCGAGGAGGCGCCTGGTCGCGTACGGCCAAGCTGCACAAGGCCGTGCACCTGCAGTGCAAGCTGTGCGGGTCGATGGATCGACTCGAGACGGACCACATTGTGCCGCGTCATCTGGGCGGGTCGGATGCCTGGTCCAACCTCCAGACGCTGTGCGCAGCCTGTCACGCGCGCAAGACTGCAGGGGAAGCCGGTGAACGATAAGAAGCGCCCCCCCGGTACCCCCCGAGGGGGGTCTGCGCGCTTGGGTACCGCGCCAGGGGGCCCCACGAAAAAGCCAGCGGTTCGCAAACACCTGCGAAAGCCGCATTTATGCGCTGTTCTGGCCGACACCTACGCGCAGGAGGTCATTGACGGTGGCGTCGTGGCGAATCGACGCGTGCGTGCGGCCTGCCAGCGGTACCAGGCGATGCGCCGGCAGCCTGCTGCGCACGGACTTTGGTGGGATGAAGACGCCGCCGAAGCCGTCCGGGCGTTCGCGCGCAAGTGCGGCAAGGGCGTCGAGGAACAGGCAGGTGAACCCCTCGAGTGGCTCCCCTGGCAGTGCCTGCTGGGGATGGTGATTCATGCAGCTAGGCGGGTGGTAGACGGCGTCAACACCGACCATCCGGCGTTCAAGGCCGTTCTCGTCGTTGTCGCCAAGGGCAACGGCAAGACCGAGATGGCGGCGGGCCACCTGATGGCTGGCCTAGCGGACCCCGCCAAGCGCCTCAAGTTTGCTTCGAGCGCCCCGGACGGCCGCCTCTCCCAAATCGTCTTCGAGCGCATGCGGGCGATGTGTACGACCCTGAACGACGCCTACGGGGACGGAGTCGAGTGGGAAGCCAGAGGCGGCACGACGATCGCCATCCCTGGCAAGGTCCGCCACGGGGCCGCCGAGTTCACGACGCTGCCCTGCACCGACAAGGCGCTCGACGGCCGCATGGACCGCCTGATCATCGCCGACGAGGTCGCCCGCATGGACAAGGGCCTTGGCCGGCTCATCACGGGCCTGTCGAAGAGCCCGAAGGCGCAGCTGCTGGCGATCTCGACGCCCGACCACGAGCAGCGAAACCGACCGATCTGGGCCTACTGGGAGGCCTGCGAGAAGGCGCTCGAGGGCGGCGAACCGCTGCCGTACGGGTGGTTTCCGCTGCTGTACGGCCTCGACCAGGACGACCAGGCGGACGATCCAGCCGCGTGGCCGAAGGCGCACCCGTCGCTGGGTGTCACCACCCAGCGCGCTGACATCGAGATGCAGGCGCGGGCCATGCTCGGCTCCGGCGACCCGAAGCAGATCGCCGAGTTCGAGACGCAGATCGCCTGCAGGTACTACGAGGTTACGGCAACCGATCTCGACCTCGGGACGCTGGATCGGCAGTCTGAAGAATGCGACTGGACCCGCCTGCAGGGTCAGCCGGCGGTCATCGCGATCGACCTGTCGCGCGGCGGTTACGGCGCGCAGCTGGATCTCACCACGCTGTGCCTGATGGTGAAGGACGGTGACCGGGTCCGCGCCCGGAATGTCTCCTGGTGGGCTGGCACCGACTTGAGCCTGGACGAGCGCAGATGTCGGCAGCCGCTGTCGGCCTGGATGGAACAGGGGTTCCTGCGGCGGATGCCAGGCGAATGGCACGACATGGCGATCGTGGAAGCGGAGATCGAGAACCTGATCCGGCGCTACGACGTGCGCAAGATCGGTGTCGACCCGCATCCTGCCCAGGCGCGTGATGTTCGGCGCTGGCAGGACAAGGGCTGGCCCCTGGTCGCGGTCGATCAATCGATCCGAACGATGGCCCCGGCGTGGAAAGTCTGGTGTGACCTGCTGCGGTCAAAGCAGCTCTGGTACCAGCCGGATCCAGTGCTGCGGTGCGCCCTGCAGGCGGTGCGCCTGATCCGCGACAACGTCGGAAACACGCGGCCAGTCAAGGGCCGCAGCGCCGGAAACACCGACGCAATCGTCGCCGGCAACATGGCGGCGCTGCTGATGGAGCACCACCAAGTGCGCGAGGCGACCGGGCTCGCGACATCGTCGTGCCCGCTGGGCTAACTAGCGCACACCTGCACAATCGAACAATGGGGATTGACGCCTCGGGGCACCGTAGTTCCATCGGTGCGTGGGCTGGTTCTCCCGCTGGTTCCCGTTCCGAAACGCCGTGGTCGTCTACGCCAATCAGGCGCAGATGAGCGCGACGGTGGACCCGTACCAGCTGCCGGCAGTCGTTCGCGCCACGCAGCTGCTGTCGACGGATATCGCCCGCCTGCCGGTGCGCGTCGAAACTGCAGACGGCACCCCGGTCGATTCGCCGATCGTAGGTCTGCTCGAGCGCGAGGCGAGCCGCTGGCAGTCGGGCTACGACTTCCGTCGCCACCTGACCGCACAGGCGCTCACCACTGGTAACGGCATCGCGATCATCCGGCGCGACCAGAACGGTGACATTTCGGAGCTGCAGCCCGTACCGGACGGCTCGATCACCGCGAAGATGACCGAGGCCGGCGTGACCTACAAGGTCGGCGAGGTCGAGCTGCAGGCTGACCAGGTGATCCACCTCGGAGCCTATCCGGACACCACGAATCCGTCCTGGTACGTCAGTCCGATCGACGCCTGCACGGCCGCGATGGCGCTGGCCGCCGATGAGGACGCTGCCCACGCTGGCCTGGTTCGCACTGGCAGCACCGGAAAGGTCGCGATCTCGCACCCCGGTGCGATGTCAGACGAGACCGTCCGCGCGATCCGTGACGCCTGGCAAAACATCCACGCGACCGCCGACGGCGCTTCGCGCCCGCTCATCCTCCGCGAGGGGATGAAGGCGGAAAAGCTTTCGCAGGAGACCGCGACCAGCATGCTGGACTCGCGGCGCTTCTCGATCCAGGAGGTCGCGCGCGCGTTCGGCGTTCCACCCGAGATGCTGTACCAGCAGGGAGGTGGCGCGCTCGCGTCGCAGGTCGAAACGGCCCGTGCTTACGTGGACGGTGGTCTGGCGCAGTGGCTTCGCGCGTGGGAGTCGGAGCTCACCCGCAAGCTGCTGCCGCCGGGCCAGTACCTGCGCATGGATGTCGACGTCCTGCTGCGCGGCAACCTGGTGGATAAGGGCACCGCGTTCGCCAAGCTCGTGCTCGCCGGCGTGATGAGCCAGAACGATGCCAGGCGTCGCATGGGTCTCCCGCCGATCGACGGCCTGGATCGTCCCGTCGTGACGATGCCAGGAGCTGCCGCGGCAATCATGGGCCCGAACAACGGGCAGGGGGTCGCCAGTGCTTGAGCACCGCGCGACATCGTTCGCGTTCGATGGCAAACGCATCGGCGGATACGCGGCCGTTTACAACGAGCCGAGCCTCCCGCTGGCGTTCGCCGGGATCAACGGCGGAAAGCCGTTCACCGAGCGTGTGAAGACTGGCGCGTTCGACGTTTCACTCGCGTCAAACAACGTGCAGCTCCTGGTGCAGCACGACCCCACTCGCCTCGTCGCAAACTCCAAGAGCGGGCTCCTGTCGCTGAAGAGCGATCAGCGCGGCCTTGCGTTCGACGTGCAGCTTCCCGATACGACGCTGGCGCGTGATGTGCGCGCGCTCGTCGAGGCCGGGGTAATGCGCGAGATGTCCTTTGGTTTCTACGTTCGGTCGGACCAGTGGAACGGGTCCGATCGCACGCTCACGCAGGTGGACCTGCGCGAGGTTTCCATCGTCGAAGCCGGTGCTTATCCGCAGACGAGCGCCGAGTCACGCACCCTGTGCCGGCTCGCGTCGGCCCTACGACTGCGGTTGAGGACCCTCTGATGAAGATTTCCGAGATGATCGAGCAGCGCAAGGCGCTGCACACCGAGCGTGATGCGCTCGTCGCCATTGACGCTCTGACGCCCGAGCAGGAATCCCGCGGCCACGAGCTCGCCAACGAGCTGCAGCAGATCGACGGCCAGATCCGTGCCGCCCAGATCCGCGAGCGGTTCGCCTCCAACTCCGCGCTCGAGCGCACGTTCGAGAAGAGCGAGGAGCGCGCGACCGAACAGCGCGCCACCAAGCAGTACCGCGAGCAGTTCATCGGCTGGATCCGCGGCGGTGCTGCGCCGGAGCTGCGCGAGGTCATCACGACCTCGTCCAGCGGCGTGCTGGTGCCCAAGGTGTACGAGGAGGGCATGATGGAATACCTCAACGCGAACACCGTGGTCCGCAACCTCGCCGACCTCAAGACCGGCGTGAAGGGCTACCCGACCATCCGGTGGAACACGCTCGAGACGAACGCGTATACCAGCGCCTGGACGCAGATCGACAGCGGCAGCACGGCTTCCACGTCGATCGACCCCGGTTTCAGCGAAGCGCCGATCCCGCCCATCCCGTGCGGCCCGTACACGCAGGTCTCGCGGCAGGCGCTCGTGCAGAGCAACTTCGATCTCGAGACCGAGATCGTCGACACCCTGCAGCGCCAGCTCTCGAAGAACCTCGAGTGGGGCTACGTCGGCGGCAGCGGCTCGTCGCAGCCGACGGGAATCTTCAAGGTCGACACCAACTGCCAGACCACGACCGCCACGTCGACGGGTACGACCCGCGCCCTGGCTGTCAGCGCCGGCATCACCGTCGCCAAGCTGACGGAAATGCGCTACACCAAGCTGCCCGCCGCCTACTGGGGCTCGGCTGCGTGGATCCTGCCGCAGGACGCCTACGCGGCCCTCGCCGGCATCCAGGTCAACAGCGTTCCGATCTTCGTCCCCAGCGCCGATTTCCAGGTGCTGCAGAACGCTGCGCCGTTCACGCTCATGGGCCTGCCCGTGTACGTGACCGAGTACCTGCCGGCCCACGTTTCGACCGCCACCACCGGCAAGAACGTGGTCGCCGTGCTGGCGAACGTCAACGATGCCTTCTCGATCCGCGAGTGGGGCGGCATGACGATGTACCGTGACGAGCTGACCGCGGCCTCCTCGGGCCGCATCAAGTTCGGCGCGTGGATGTTCGCGAACAGCCTGGTCACCCGCGCCAAGGCGATGGTGCAGCTGCAGGTCACGAACGCCTGATTCTGATCCTCCCCGTCACCGGAGCGGGGTGGGGATTCGTCCCCACCCCGCCTCGGAGGAGGCCCGATGGCATCGATCACGGTCGCAGAAGCAAAGGCCCACGCGCGCATCGCGCACACGCTCGACGACGTGGCGGTCGCTAACGCGATCGATGCGGCGGAGGCCGAGCTGGAGATGCGCACCGGCTGGTGCGTCAACTCCGGAACGCGAACCCAGTACGTGGCGGCATACCCGTCAGACGGCCTGCTGGCACTTCGCCGCCAGCCGGTCACGGCTGCGTCTATCGGTTCGACGGCGCTGACGCTGGTCGACATTGACGGCCTGATGTTCGCGACGATGCCAGGGAGCCAGACGTACCCGTGCACGGTCACGATGACCGTCACACCGAGCGGAAACGGCCTGCTCAAGGTCGCGCTGCTTCAGCGTGTGGCCGAGCTCGTGAGCAGGCGCGGCGATGACACGCAAGCGCCATCGAGCGCCTACTGGGACAACATCTGCGCGGCCCTTGGGAAGGGAATCGGCTGATGCCTGCTCCCGTTCCTGTCGGCATGCTTCGGCTCGCGATGGAGCTGTGGAATCCGTCGAGCAGCTACGACACGCTCGGACAGGCGACCGAGAACTACACAAAGACCACGACCCTGTGGTGCCACGTTGAACAGGCGCAGGTGTCAGAAGTCATCGATGACAAGGGCGTGACAGCGCGAGCCGACTATCGCATCCTCGCGTCTTGGCATCCGAACGTGACGGTTCGCAGCCGGCTGATCTGGGTCGAGAACAGCGTGACCCGCACGTTCTACGTGCGCGGGTGCTGGGATCGCGATCAGCGCCACCGGACGCTTGAGATCGACGCGGTGGAGATGGCGCCATGAAGATGGCCCGCGCCAGCGTGGATATGTCGATCGTCTATCGCGCATATGCGCAGCTCGGCGATCGCGTGGCGAAGAACCTCGTCAAGCGATCGCTTCGCGAGGCGCTGATCCCCGTGCGCGAGCTGCAGCGCGGCGCGTGGATGTCTGCGTCGTTCCGTTCCGGACGCAGCAAGCGCGAAGGGCTGAAGCACACCCGCGCGATGCGCAAGAAGATGCGGGCGCGCGGCACCCGTCCGGTGGTTGTTCGTAATGCCGTCCGACGGGCGATCACCGTCAAGGTCGACCGCACGTCGAAGGGCGTATTCACGGCAGCTGTGGGCGTCGACTACGCCAAGCGTGGCCTGAAGGGCCAGCAGCGCCTGGTGCACATCATCGAGGGCGGACGGGCATCCAGGCCGATCCAGCCGAAAGAGCTCGGCAGGCGGGTGAACCAGCAGCAGCAGGGGCTGTCCGAGCAGCGGTTCCTCGAGGCGATGCGGAAGGGGATCGAGAATGGCGGCTGAAGCCGGCATCATTTCCCACGTAATGGC